CCCCCCTTCATATCATTAATCCAATTATCTGTAACAGTAACACCATATTGTAAATTCTGGATTGGATTACCTTCTGTTCCAATATCAAGAAACTCCATAATATCCTCATGTTCAACTGGCAACCAAACTGCACATGCACCCCTTCTTGCCTCTGATTGTTTGCAAACATCAACTACTGTGTCATACACCCTTGCATAATGAACTGGTCCATCTGCTGTACCACCTGTTGATATTTTAGTTCCCCTTGCTCTAATATTACCCAAATAAGCACTAGTTCCACCACCATATTTTGACATCATACCAATCTCCCTTCCAGCATTCAAAATACTGTCCAAAGTATCATCAATATTGGATCCATAGCAGGATATGGGCAACCCCTTTTCTTTACCAAAATTAATCCATACTGGTGTAGAAAGGCTATAAAAACCCCTTGCCATATATTCCTCAAACTTAACAGCAAACCCATCAATTTTTAAATACCCCTCTGCTTTATTAGCAATATCTTTAATCCTTTGCTCGGGGGTTTCGTTTATATACCCCCTTGATAAGAAAGTTCTACTCTCCTTATTTAACCACTAATATTTTTCTTTATTCATTTTTTTTGTTTTTTAAAATAAATCATCTTCTGTTATGCTCTTGCTTTTTTTATTGTAATCCGTACTTTTCTTATAAAAGAAATCCCCCTCCTTTGTTGATAAAATCTCCACATCAAACCATAATGTCTTCTCAATCTCTGTAAAATCAACCTCAAATACTGGCTTCATTCCAATTCTATTTAATGAATTGTTAAATCTATTCTGAATGAAATGTTTAATTGTATCTTTTGATAAGAAACTTAACTCTCCATGCTCAAATATCCAATCCAATATTCCACATTCAGCAGCATATGCTTTATGGCAAGCAGAAACAATCAGTTGCTCAAATTCGTCATCAAACCATTCTGGATTTTCTTCCTTAATAATATTGATAAGTTCTGATCCAAAATTGCCATGAATTTCTTCTTCCTTTGAAGTTGCCTCAACCACATTTGAAATACCCTTGAATAAATTCTTCTCCTTGTTAAAGGACATCATAATCAAGAACTGGCTAAATAAACTCACATGTTCAATAAACAATGAAAATAATAATACAGACTTTGTGTACATTTTATTCTCCTTACTCCTTGTTCCATCCAAATACTTTGATAGATAACTAATTCTATTCTTTATGGCAGGAATTTCAATAACTGTCTGAAACTCATTTTCCAACCCAAGAATTCTTAATAATTGCGCATAAGCATCCTTATGTCTTACTTCCGACTCGGCAAATGTCATACCAACATCACCAATTTCAGTTATAGGCATTCTCTTATACAAGTCAGCCCAGAATGTTTTTACATTAACCTCAATTTGTGCAATTGCCAACATTGACCTCTTAATAACTTCCCTCTCCTCATTAGATATTTTTGTCTTATAATCATCAATATCTGTTGTGAAATTGAATTCAGAATGTATCCAGTATGAATGTCTTATTGCATCTTTATATGCTAATAATGATGGATATTCATAAGGCAAAATATTTACCCTCTTTTCAAAAATGTTCTTCATATTCCTTTTTTTATTTGGTTAAGATAAATATAAAACCAGAAAATAAAAGTATTCAATTTTAATTATAAAATCAAATTTTTACAAAAAATTATCATTGCTATTTTTCTTAACCAATAATTCCTTAATCCTTTCTTTCTTACGTTCAACTTGTTGTTCTTCAAATCCAAGGAATGTTGCTGTTGTATCTGTATCAATTTCAAGCATTTCATTATCAAACTTGCAATTCTCAAATACTATACCATCTTTTCCAATCCTTGATTTGGTAATGGCAACTGTGGCCAAATTCATCTCCTTTTGCTGAAGACTTTTTGCTATACTAATAATAACATGTCCAACTTGTGCTTTCTTTATTGAACCCCCCATCTGGTCATTTGTTACCACTTGTGAAGATATTGATGACCTATTACCTTGTGTACCAAGCCATCCAGCAATATTTAACTCATGGCACATTGCCTCAAAATGACGTATAACTGATCCCTCATTTTTCCACTCATCATTACCTTGTCTATCAGGTACAACACAATCAATATAATCCAAAACAACCAAATCAAGTTTAATACCATCAGCAATAACCTTTCTAATTTGATTCTTAATCTGATTCATTGTTAAAGTATCAGATGGCAATTTCTTTAATATTAATTTATTTGTGTGGGTTTCTTTTATATTATTAACAGTTTCTAATACTATTTCTTTGTTATTAGGCAGTTCATCTGGGGATATTTTAGTCCAAAGAGTCAAATGCTTTCTTTGTATAATCTTGGGATTATCCTCAAAGAATATATGCAAAACATTATAGTTATTATTGAAAGCTGTGTTTGCAACCAAGGTCAATAGAGTTGATTTGCCAATACCTGGGCCTGCAAATATAATACCAACCTCACCCTTGGCTAAACCCCCCTTTAAGAGAACGTCTATGCCCTTAACACCCATTGGTATGGGGTGTCTATAATCCTCATCAAGAACATCAACCAAATCATTAAATACCTCAAACCCATTGGACTCTTTAACCCCTACTTGGAGGGCGTATCTTAATAATTCTTCTAACTGGTCATAAGATTCAAAATCGCCTTCATTGATAACTTTCTGTGCTTTCTCTAACACAATCTTAACCTCTTCTTGTTTGCAGAATTTTAAAGCCTTGTCTTGAACTATCTCAACACCATCAAGAGGCGCATTTCTTACTTTTGTAATAGTATCAATTACAATCTTTAATGCTAACTCTTGACTAATTTCAGATTTTGCAACAACTTCCAAAGTATCGAAGTTGGGGGAAGTTTCGTATTTTGAATAGTATTCTTTAATCATTTGTATGATTAACTTGAAATATTTATTATCAAAATAGGTAACTTTTATAAAATCAATTATTGCTCTGGCAAATTCTTTATCCAAAATAATTTGGTTAATTAATTGCAACTGGAACGTTTGTCCCAAGTAATCAAAATTTTTGGACATTTAAAATGATTTATTAGTTAGATAATAAATTTTTCTCTAAATACTCGTGGGTTAGATTAGGGCTAACTAACACCGATGTTAATTCTTTTAAATAATCTTTAATGAAAGGTCTAACATCAACTGTATATCTAACTTTTGGCGGATACAATTTACCATCAATAATTCTATGGGAAACTAGTTGGTCTGCTATCTTAATATAAATATTAAAATGTTCAACACCATCTGTTGAAGATGTATTCATAACATCTGGATCCATTGTAATAGTTGTTTGGTTTTCAGTCAAATACTGAACTGCTTTAGTTTTCAAAAACCAAGATAATTCTTCAGCAAAATACCTTACAGATTCATATAACTCATAGGATTTCTTAACATTAGGATTAATGTTTTTTACATTCAAAAATCTTTGCACAATAATGTTCTCATTAAGCGTAAGTAAGAATTCAACTTTTGTTACATCAGTTTGTTTCATCGTTTTTTTGTTTTAATTATTAATTTTTTTTCTCTTTTCTACTCAATTTCATAAATGGTCTAATAAAATCAACCCAAGCATCATCCTTCTTTGGAAGGAATTTAAAGAACCCATCTTCATTCATTAACTTCAATAAGTTCTTATAACTTCTATCAGTTGGGTCTAACTTATCATTGCAGATTTCATTAACCATTTCTTTACCGTTATCCGTTATTAACGGATTTTTTAAATCAATTATTCTGCCAATTTTATCAAAAAATTCATCCCCAACAAAACCAGATTTACTAATACCTAATACCAAATTATCCAGAGATTTATTCTTTTTTTCTTCAAGCAAAACTTTCGCTTCATTTAATATTTCATCCAACTGGTAATCTCTCTTCTCAAAGTTTGGGAAAAATGCTTTTAACTTCTTCTCACCAAAATTTGATATCCCATCAATATTATCAGAAGTATCCCCCACAATTACTTTATAAATATAGACATTATTATGTGGTATGTCAATATCCTTAAAATGAATCAAATCCCCATTCTTACTATACGTCTTTGAACTTGGTGAATATACTGTTACATTTTCTCCAATTAATTGGGTTAAATCTTTGTCTGCTGAAAATATAATCATCTTTTCACCTTCGGCTATCTGCGTATAATAAGCAATTAAATCATCTGCCTCATTCTGATCCACTTGGCATTGCCTAACAAAAACTTCTTCAAGATAACTTTTAACTCTTTCTCTCTGGTATAAATAAGATTCATACTTGTGGTCATCCATAGAAATTTTACGGTTCTCTTTGTACTTGGGGTATATCTGTTTTCTTATTAATGAGTTTTCATTGCCATCCCAAAATACAACAACCTTATCGTGATTATGTTTTTCAAGAAATAATCTAATTGTATTTAAAAAATGGAAAACCCCGCCAATGTGCTTACCATCAGCATAGAATTCTCTTACTCCGTGGAAACCTATTGTAAATAAGTTGTTGCCATCAATTAGCAGGGTTTTCTTCATGTTATTCAAAGATTATAGCGTCTTCATCGTCTTTTTCTGAAAAGGTAATATCGCCATCTCCAGACAAAATACCATTCCAATATTGTGAATATTCTTTTTTATATTTTTCAATCGCCTCTTTTGTATCTGGCAAATATCCTTGGGGCACAGCTAGTATCTTACCATCTTTATACGCAATACCTGTAACGTGGTTTTTCAATATTGAAACCTTTGTTCTAATAGCATAAGAAACTGTTCTGCCGTTCTTTGTTGCAGTTATATGGTTAATACCAGCATTCTTTTGATTTCCAAATAAGAATATTAAAGAAGATGCCAACCAAAGTGCCTCACCACCTTTTGCCTTAATTGTCGGCTGGCCAAATGGTGAATCTGGTAATTCAACCCAAGGTTGATTGATTGCAATTAATGTATTGTGATAAGGATAATCTTCCTTCTTTGATTTTGATATCCTAGAATGTATTCCCATGCCAACCTTATCGGCTAAAACCGCTGCATTGTGCATCTTACCGCCTTTACCCTCGTATGTCATCTTACAAGGTATTGAACCAATACTATCAATTAGAAAGAGAATAGAGTATGGTAAATCGCCTTTTTCTTGTGCATCTAAAATTTCATTTATAAATTCAGTCATTTGTTCAATATAATCAAATGAATCATTAAAAATAAAATCCCCATCCCATTCACCATCCTCATTTATTTGCGCACTCAACCCCAATTCAACAGCATGTGCCCAATTCCATTTTTTCTCTGTAATAATAAAAACTGGTAAATGTCCTTTCTTTTGTGCGTCAGCAGCAGCCAATATCATAGCAGTTGTTTTACTAGTATTGGAATGTCCCAAGAACATACTTATACCCCCCATAACAGGACCAGGCACACCACAAGCGTTATAAAAAGGCTCGCCACAAGAATAATAATCTTCTGGTTTATACTTTGTCTTTGTAGAAAACTTATCCTTAATAGCATCAATAGTACTTACCGATGCTTTTTTCTTTATTCCTGCCATATATTTTTTTGATTTAAGAAGA